CTACAATTGCGTCAACTTCAGGAGATAATTGTACATTTTTATTAATACCAAGATTATTAAATACATCAGTTGTAGTATCAATATTAGTATTTGGTAAATTTTGTATACTAGACATATTAGAATATCCTTTGTATTGCAGATGTTACAGTTTTTACATTTTGTGTTATTGAAGTAACTGGAAAAATTATATTATTTAATAAATTATTTGTTACATTTGATAAAATATTACTCGAATTTGCTTTAATTGACGATTGAGATAAACTAGTTATAGTATTAAGAACGTTATTAGTTGCATTTGTAAAATTTAATAAATTTCCATTTTTAAAACGATCAATATCATTAGCAAGTCCAGTAATTTTACTGATAACATTTGTAAACTTTGATAAATCGTCTGGAGCAGTACCAAGCGGCGAAGGAATTTTATCATAGTGGTATTCGCCAAATCCAGTTGGCGATAGACCTACTTGAGTATAACCTCTGCCATATTGTACTGATTCGTATGATATTGTTAATGTGTTTTGAGATAAATTACTTCCATCATTACTAACTCTATCATGTTGGAACTGATCAATTATTGGATTAATTAATGTAAAGCTAGTGTAACGTGCTCGGCCACCTTCTGGGTGTAATTGATATATTTGGATACTAGTAAAAAAAGGAGTAGTTTTATTAGGCTTATCAAGACCATATTTAAATCTTGTAAATATATCACTACTGCCATAGACATTATTAAGTCCAGCGTTGATTCTATTATAACCAACTGCATCTATATACTCCGAGCCGTCAATGTTTGAATTAGTATAATCGCTATCGGCATAATAGTATCTAAAATATGCTTCCCATAATAATGTAGTTAACCCAGCATTATCGTCATGAAATAAAATATTGATAGGACTATATTGTATTCCAGTCTGTATCATTTTTTTTCTATTATATTGATTTATAACTTGTGAATCTACATTATATCTTGGTAAATCAGCTTCTTTAGCTAGTAAATTTATCTCGTATTTTATTGAACTATTAAGAGCTGCAATATTTGCATTAGGATTAATATTTAATACCACATGGAAAAGATGACTAAACTTTGGAGCAAGCCGCATATTGTTATCAATATACAGTCTTGATGCATGTTGAAAGTCACCAAGATTTCCTTTTGTAGAATTGGCATTAGAAAAATTATCAAAATATTTACTTACAAAATTACTCATACTAATATTTATCTATAGATTAAAGTACATACATTATCAAAAACAAAAAAGGAGAGTAAAAATACCCTCCTTTTATATAGCAATCATTTTATGTTAGTTAACCAGCGCCTGTTGAATTGGTGCTAGTTGTTCTTCCTACGTTTGTTCCTACACCTTCGCCGTTTGGTGTTTGAACAGCATTATCATATTGCATTGTTAAAGATACTGTTACTGGTTCGCTTGTAGCATAATTAAGAGTATTATAATTTGCTTCTGTTACAAAGCAACCATAACATTCCCAAGTTTCTAATACCGATGGTGTAAATGAGCCGTTACCACCATCAAGAATCTCTATTCTTGTTAAGAACTTATAGTCAAGACCTGATGCAGCACTTGCTTGCTCCATAAAATCAAATTGTTTCTGCAGTTGTTCACCAACTAATTTTTGTACATTGTTGCTTACATCTTCACGTAAATTCAACGACAGTGGGTTCCATGTGTGTTTGCCGGCTAGATATACCTTGGAATTATATATAGGAATTTCCATAGATTCAAAGCTTACTGTTGGTCTACTAATATCCATAACTTGCTTAGTTAATTCTGTTGTTGGTGTTGAAATACCAAAGTTTTCTAGTGTTACTCGAAAACGGTATTGTAGTTTTGGCATTAGCAAACCCTGTGACGAAGCACTGTCGTTGGTTGCTAGTGGCACCGTGAGTTTTGTTAATGATGAGATTGCCATATATGTTGCTCCTTATTACAAGTATTTATCAATTCGGGGCCAACTTTCGCTGACCCCTAATTTTTATAAACCTGCAATTTCTCCTGTATTTTTCAAACGCAATGGAATGTATATAAATTCAACTGCTTTTACTGGTTCAATAGCAATATCTACGTATAATTCATTTCTATCAATGCGAGTACTTGTATTGTTTGTTGTATCACATACTACTAGATAATCATAAATTGCTCGAAGACCAATTAGTTCAACTAATAATCCTTCTACTTGCTGTTTAATTTCGTCTCTAGTTATTTTATCATTTGGCTCAAACAAGTAAGGCTTAGCAAGTGCATTAAGTTGACTGCGTAGATAAATTACTAATCTAGCAACATTTACTCTATCCAGTGAGCTTGCATTTTTTGCTCTTGTCTTTTGACCAAATATTACTATTCCAGATCCTTGTAAGAATGTAATTGGATTTACGTTATTAGAATAAAGCGTATCTCTTTGTCCACTATTTAATGGTGAACTTATAAATTCGCCTTCTGCACTAATATATCCAGTTGCAGTGGCATTAGTAACACCGCCTCTTCTTGTTCCTGCTGGAGCAAACCAAGGATATGCAACTTGATCATTAAGAGCAATTGTACGTAATACCATATGACTTGCTGGAACAACAATATTGTTACCTGCATTATCACTAGTGAATCCTGATGGATAATATACACCTAAATATTCGTCATTAGTAACTAGACCGTTGTCGTTGTCTTCAGGTGCTAGCGCAACATTAGTTACCCAATTATTGATATTTGTTGCTGTTGGACGTAGTCTCATTGGTGAGTCACCAATAACAAACGCAGTTAATCCTCTGTCATAATTAAGAGTTTTCATTTCTCCAATTAATTCAGGATATCCAGGACATGCAATTAAGTTAAACAGTTTTGATTCGTTATCTCTAATATCGTCATTACTATTAACTGATGCTTGTAATTTTGTTACTACAACTTTACGTTGTGCATGTCTGCCAAAGCTTCCCGAACCGTCTTGATTATTAGCAGACTCAGTAACCCAACGATTTGCATAATACCCGCTCATTGACGCATTTGCCATTCTAGTATTAAGTGCATCAGTGTCAATATGATTTTGTACATAACGCTTTACATTAAATCCACTTCTTCGAGTATTCCATAGTATCATGCCTTTTGGATATAATGCTGGATCTGGAGAATCAGGATCCAAATAATTACTAGTTAACAAGTCAACTATAGTTCCTGCTGTAGCACTATTTACTCCCGAAGTATTATAACGTACATCGTCAAATAGTACACCATTTTCAGTAGTTTGATCAGACTTATCTAAAAGAACCCATTTAGTCGATGACGAATTCCAACGATATATAGTTGGATAATTTTCAAGATCAGCTGTGCTAATCCAAATATCACCTTCAACTAATGCTGATTTATCTGATTGCGTAGTCGGTTGTGATGCTGATACAATTGGACCAGCTGGATCAAGTATACTACTTGCACCAGTTGCACTTCCGCCTAGTGGATCAACATTATGTAATCCAGTCCATGTAGTTCCATTATGTATTAGTAAATCTACTTCATCAACAATTGAACTATACCATAATGTTCCTGTTGCAGGAATAGTAGTTGGTTCTGTAGCTTTTGCTGTATATGTTAATACTTTCCATGCACTTGACATAAACTGCTTAGGCGATGTTGCTGCGTTTGTTCCAGGAACATAATAAAAATTAGTAGTTGAATTAGGATTAGTCGAATCGTAAACAGTAAACAACGATGTTAATGCGCCAGCTGTATCAACAAATCTAATGTCGCCTCCTAATGCATGTGAAAAAGTAATTCTATTTAGAGAATCAATTGTAGCAGTGACATTTGTAAATCCAGCTGCATTAATAGCATTTGCAATTAATTCAGCATCAGAAGTTGCACCTGTTGCAGTAAACGTAATTGTAACTGGAGAACTCATAGTAGCTATACCAGTTTTTGATTCAGAAACTGTAAATGTAAAAGTTCCTGCTGAAAAAGTACTAGCTAAAACCTTGCTACTTAATATTGCAGCGGCTCCTGAATTATTTTTTCTATATACTTTAAATGTAGCTAATTTTTCCGCTATCTCTGTAAGATTACTTTGTATATATAGTGCCCCTTCTGAAATATTTGCGCCGCCGCCTGTGCTATCTAATGAATAGATTGCTGAATGATTAGTATCATATATTGGTGCATTAATAGTAGTCCACACATCACTGGTTGAATTATATTGTTTAACGGACCAATTTGCTCCTTTATTAGGATTCGTAGTTTTAATCCATATAGCACCAGTTGGTCTTGGATTAGAGTCAATTGCTTTAAATCCAGGAACGCTAGTATGAGGTGCAATATTTAATTCTGGTGCATAATAATCAGCTTGAACTATTCCTAATGCTGTAGTAAGCGTTGAATCGCCGTATATTTCAACTCTATCAACTTTTACTCCGCCTTGTGTTGTTGCGCCATTATAATAAATTGCTAGTCGATTGTTTACCGCTTTTGCTGTAATTCCTGCAGTTGCTAGTGTGCTGTTGCCATTAATATCTGCAACAATACTTGTTAGAGTAGTGCCTGTAGTAACTTGGTTAATTATTGAGCCGCCACTGTCAACTGCACTAATGTTAAATGATAATGTTTGACCTGCAACTATAGTTGGTGTTGATACTGTACCTGTTACTATTGGATGACTTGCCTTCCATCCAGCACTTCCAACTTCTACCCATGCTCCAACACTATTTTTATACCATATTCTATTAATGTTAGTAACTGTAACTACTGCATAGTCGCCAATTGCTCCTACACTACCTTTAGGCGTATAATCAGCACCTGCATAATCAACTACTTTAGTAGTATCGGTAATAATAGTTGGAATTTTGTTTGTGAAACTTTGTCCACCTGTTACTGTTCCTGCTGCGCCGTTCCATTCAAATATACCAAATTTTGTGTCATCGGTATCAAACCAATACGATGCATTAGTTGCTTTACCAGAAGTTGCAGTTGCACTAGCACTAATATCAGATAAATCAAGATTTGCTCGAACTACATACGCTCTGTTAGCTACACCTAAGAAGGAATATGCAGCTTGTAACCCATATTCATTTTGTTCTGCGCCGTGTAACATATTATTACTAGCATCTTTATAAAATAATGGATCGCCAAATGTTTCTGATAATTCTCTTTGTGAGCTAATTAAATAAGGCTTTCCTGAGTTAGAAGCTAGCGTACCTGGTGCTGTGCCTGTTGCTCCAGGATTTTGCTTATTTTCTTTTGTAGCTACAAATATAAGTGGTGTAGTGCCCGGTTCAGATGGAGTATAAAAACTCTCGTCGCTTACTGATACTGATACACCCGGTGATGTTAATGCCATTTTTAGTTCCCCTTATTTGATGGTAAAAATATTTTTGTTAATAGTATTTAGCAAGTATGCTAAAAACTACTGTATTTTACCGTTAACTACGTAGTTAATTAACCAATTAAAAAGGAATATCCTGTTCCGCCAGCTACTGCTGCTGCAACTTCAAGTTCTAGTTTTTCCATTTCTTGTTGTGCTTCTGCTTTTAAACTAG